ACTTTTGGGTATAATACCAAATAAACCTTCGGGTTGATCTTGTTTTAATTCTACAAATGTGGGGATTCCAAAGAATGGCAAAACAAAAGGAGCAGCCACGACAGCAAAAAGGCAAGATAAAACAATAAGTCTTCGCACATTTTTGCCCACATCAATTGGAACGCGTTTAACAGCTTTATCTTGATTTTCTGTAGTTTGAGCATTTGCTTTAATCAGTCTTTCAAATATTTCTTTTTGATCTTGTGCTCGTTGAGCCCAATACTTGAACAAAAATCCCACAACTCCACCACCAATTAATGAGATTAGTTCTGGGGTCATATATACCTCAATTTCTTTGATACGACAATTGAATTTCTATAGAATCTCTGATGCTTTCCATATATTCACCCGTAGCCGATTGAACTTCCATATTTGGTGGAAAATCAAAATGCCACTGCAGTAAAATAAATCCAATATTCATATTTTTATTTTGTATTGGCAAACATGCATAATGTGAAATATTTTCGTCTTCAAAAAAATGTTTAGCATATGAATTTGGCATTGCTTCAACGTGGTGTATGATTGATTTATTATCTAATACCTTGTGAAGCAATGGAACAAATAATGAGCATAAAACATTTTTAAATTTTAATGATTGAGAAATATAACCTTTATGTGAAGATTCATGAGTTATGGAAAACTTTCTCATTGATATTCCATCCATAAAATATTCTCCATTATGAAATTGAAGAATACTTACTCTCATTGCTTTGCTGTTTAAACGAAGTTCGGTTAACAATTCATGAATTTCGGTATGAATTGCCATAAAATTATCTTGTTTTGGACGAGACTTCCAAAATTTTACACCACCCCAGATGACCCCAAGTGTTCCAGCAACGATGAGTGAAATGGTATCGAAAGATTTAAAAGGGTCAATAAGAGATAAAATCATTAAAAACTCCTAAGTGTCTTAATATTTATATTTGACGAGCCCCCAATATAGGGTATATTATGTGCCTATGAATACAAGAGAAGACTTATTCAAACTACACGAAACAATCTCAAAAGAAGCCCTGGAACTGATGAAAAAGAAGAATAATGATTATGCTTCTGGCTCAGATCCTTTTATGAACTTCCGTAGAGCGGAATATCTTGGATTTGCCACTGCTGAGTTGGGAGTTCTTATTCGTATGACCGATAAAATGTCTAGGATTTCTACTTACCTAAATCAAGGTAAACTTTCTTTGTCTAATGAAAGCGTTTATGATGCTATTGTTGACATTGTTAACTATAGTGTTATACTTGCCGGTCTTCTTAAGGACAAGGAATCAAAGAACGCTAAATGAAATTTTATACTGCATGTGCTCTTAAGGGAAACAAAATTCTTGTTCGTGGCTATCGCAATGGAGAACGGTTCAGCGAATCGGTTGCATTTAAGCCATCTCTTTTTATTCGTTCTGAAAAGGAGAGCAAGTATCGTACCCTTAAGCAGGTCAAAGTCAAACGAATGATCTTTGATACCTTGTATGATTGCAGAGAATTTCTTGATCAATATAGAGAACTCGATGACTGCCCGATTTATGGAAACACTGATTTTGTCACTCAATATATCATGGAGACTTATCAGGGTGAGATGGTTTACGATCTTTCCAAGATCAAGATAGCTTATCTAGATCTTGAGTGTGAATCTGAGGGTGGATTCCCAGATTTGGATAGCCCAAATGAAAAAGTAAATCTTATGAGTATACGTATATCAGGCGTTACTCATGTGATTAGTTTTACTCCCATCACTTTGCCAGACTGCAAAGTTTACATGGTTAGCAATGAAAAAGAACTTCTTAAAAAAACTTTTGAAATACTAGCAAAAGAAGATGTTGATGTACTTACTGGATGGAATATTAAGCTATTCGATATTCCCTACATAATTGGTAGGGCATTACTTTATTTTGATGAGAAAGAAATCCAGAGTTGGTTGCCATTTGGTTTGATGAAGGTTCGTCAAACTGATATAGGCGGTAAGATGTATAAACTCTATGAACTTCCTGGATACACAATTCTGGATTACATGGATCTATACAAGAAGTTCTCTGGTACAAGTCAGGAAAGTTATGCCTTGCAAAACATAGCAAAGGTGGAACTGGATGCTCAAAAATTGGATTATAGCGAATACGGTTCACTTCGGGAGTTTTATCGCCAAAACTTTCAAAAGTTTGCGGAATATAACGTCCAAGATGCTATCTTGGTTGAACGACTTGACAATAAACTAAAACTTATTGATTTAGCGGTATCAATTGCATATGAAGCAAAAATAACTTTTGATACAGTATTTTTTGCTACTCGTATTTGGGAAACCATTTGCTGTGATTATTTGATGCAAAGGGATATAGTACCACCATTAAAGCGTAGTTACTCAAAAGATGAACAATTTGTTGGGGCATATGTCAAAGATGTTACGCCCGGATTGTACAAAAATGTTGTAAGCTTTGATGCCACCAGTCTATATCCATCTATTATTATGCAGTGGAATATATCTCCAGAAACATGCACTAAAGCTGATTCCTCTATGAATGCAGATTATTTTTTGGGCAGCGATAAAAAAAATATTCCAGATCTATTAGAAGAAGCCGAAAGCATAAACTCTTGTCTTGCATGCAATGGATCTACTTTTACTAAAGATATTCAGGGCTTTATTCCGATACTAATAGAGCGTACATTCAATCAAAGAAAAGAAGCAAAATCAAAAATGATTGAACTGGAAAAGGAATATGAACAAACAAAGAACGAAGAGCTTGTACCCAGAATTGCCGCCCTCAAGATTCGCCAATCTGTTAAGAAGATTCTTGCAAACAGCCTTTATGGTTGTCTTGGCAATCCCGCTTTTGTGTATTCATCTCCTGAACTCGCTACGGCAGTTACGGTAACTGGTCAGGTTATTATCCGCAAAGCAGAAATGGCAATGAATGATTATATTCAAAGCCTCACTAAAGATAAAAAAGATTATGTTCTTGCAGTTGACACAGATTCTGTATACTTAAATCTTGATGATATAGTACAAAAAATTTCCGAGAAAACTAAAATACCAAACGTAACAGAATTTATCAATCAAATCTGTGAACAAAAGATTCAGCCAGAGCTAACAAAAGAGATGAAAATTTTATCTCATTCTCTCGGTTGTGCTGAAAATAAAATTATATTCAAGCGTGAAGCAATTGCATCTGCTGGAATGTTTATTGCCAAAAAACGATATGCGCTTCTTGTTCAAGATCTTGAAGGAGTAAGATTTTCTGAACCAAAACTTAAAATTATGGGTCTTGAAACTGCTAGAAGTAGCACTCCAGCAATTGTAAGAAGCAAATTGAAAGATTGCATTAAAATCATCCTTACAAAAACTCCCGAGGAGTTGCGAAAATATGTGGATGAATTCTATGATGAATTTATAAAATTACCTATTGAAGATGTCGCAGCTCCTCGGGGGGTAAAGGGTATTGGTAAATACACGGATGTTTCTAACATCTATAAATCCGGGACTCCAATTGCAACTAAAGCTGCACTATTGCATAATGCATATATTAAAAAATTAAACTTATCAAAAGATATTCCACCGATTAAAGAAAATGATAAAATTAAATTTGTATTTGTAAAAATTCCAAATCCCTATGGTATGGGCGGTAGAGATGCTGTTATTGGTTTTATCGGTAAGCCTCCAAAAGAATTTAAATTGGAAAAATATATAGATTCAAAAAAACAATTTGATAAAACTTTTAATGAACCTCTGGATAATATTTTACAAGCTATTGGATGGTCTATTAATAATGAATTATCACTTGAATCTTTTTTTTCTTGATGTATAATACTATAGGAATTATTAAGAAATGGTAAAGAGGATTAAATCTAGATATGGTGATGAACGAATTATCTCAATTACTGAAGACGGACGTTACAAAGTCCAAGGCAGGTCGCTTTATACTCGCCACGGCGACGGTCTTTTTGATTTTGAAGGCGGTCCATGTTATATCGTTGGCGATAGATTACTTGATATTGACAATACCCCAATAATTGAAAAAATAGAAATTGATAAAGATATAGTTGAAAAAAACTATGCTGGCTGTATAATTACTGTGAAGGAAAAAAATGTCAAAGTATCTAAAAAATTTAATAAGCAAAGTAAATAACCCAGACGCAGCAATCGTATCAGAAGGACTTGAAGGCGCAGATGTAACCGGTTTTATTGATACCGGTTCTTATGCACTTAATGCTCTTCTTTCTGGTTCTTTATTTGGGGGACTACCAAACAATAAGATCTCTTGCCTAGCAGGAGATCCAGCAACAGGAAAAACCTTCTATGCCATTGGCATCGCAGGCCAGTTCCTAAAGGATCATAAAGACGGAGTTGTGATTTATTTTGATACCGAGCAAGCCGTCACTTCAGACATGTTTACTGCAAGAGGCGTTGATCCTGAGCGCGTAGCGGTTATTCCTGTTGCTACAATCGAAGAGTTCAAGACACAAGCACTCAAAATTGTGAATGATATTCTTGAACAACCAGAGGATGACCGCAAACCAGTGTTTATGATTCTTGACTCACTCGGAATGTTGTCTACTGAAAAGGAAATGAATGATTCTGCTGAGGGCAAAAATGTTCGCGATATGACCAAAGCCCAACAGACAAAAGCAACATTCCGTGTGCTTACGCTTAAACTTGGTAAAGCAAAGATTCCAATGCTTCTTACTAATCACACATATCAAGTTATTGGCGCTTACGTTCCAACTAAAGAACTGGGTGGTGGTATTGGGCTTAAGTATGCTGCCAGTAATATTCTTACTCTCTCAAAGAGCAAGGACAAGACTGATGAAGGAGTTGTTGGAAACTTTATCAAGTGCACAAATTATAAAAATAGATTTGTCAAAGAAAATATGCAAGTTGAAACTCGCTTAAATTATACTTCAGGTCTTAGTCGTTATTATGGACTAACTGATCTTGCAATCAAGTATAACATTTTTAAGAAAGTTTCTACTCGCATTGAACTTCCTGATGGGTCAAAAGTATTTGAAAAAAATATTGATGATGAACCTGAAAAGTATTATACTAAGGATATTCTAGACAAACTAGATAGTGAAGTACAAAAGGATTTTAAATATGGCCAAAGTTCCTGAATACAAATTTAAAGAAGAAATATACAACGGTAAGGACACATGTCCTATTGAAATTCTTGATGGAAATTTTAAAGGTATTGTATACAAATACGGAAAAATATCATTAAAAGAAACAGATGATGGTGAAATGGAAGTAAATATGGACATTGAAGTTCTCGATGCACCAGAAGGATTTGATCAACAGACTGTAGATTTTACACAAACGGTTGGTGAAATTTTTGCTAATATTGTAGAACAAAATGTTATTGCAGATAAAGAGCCAGTAGATCTTGAAGATGATGTTCATCAAGATTAATCCTGGACATAACACTAAATGAAACTATAATAATAATATGGAAACAGTTATCCTTAAGAACTTGGTACTCAATGAAGAGTACGCAAGAAAAGTTGTACCCTTCCTTAAAGAAGAATACTTTCAAGATAAATCTGAAAGAGCTGTCTTTAACATTGTTTCAAAATTTATCTTGAAATACAATAACATCCCCACAAAGGATGCTATTTTAATTTCACTTGAGGAAGAAAAATCTTTAGGCGAAATAGAATTTAAAAAGTGTGTCTCTATTAGTGAGGAGATGTACAAAGAAGGTGAAAAGTCAGATACAATTTGGCTTGTTGAGAATACCGAAAAGTTTTGCAAAGAAAAAGCAATCTATAATGGTATCATGGAGTCAATTGGTATCATAGAGGGAAAGGACAAGGAGAAGACGCAAAATGCTATCCCAGAAATCATGTCAAAGGCTTTGTCCGTATCATTTGACACTAAAGTTGGCCACGATTTCCTTGAAGATGTTGACCAGCGTTATGATTATTACCATCGCGTTGAAGAAAAAGTTCCATTTGATTTGGAGATGTTTAACATCATCACTAGGGGTGGAACGAGAAAGAAAACACTAAACGTTGTTATGGCGGCATCTGGTGTCGGTAAAAGTGCATTCTTGTGCCACCACGCAGCAGCGTGTCTTGCACAAAATTTAAATGTTCTTTACATAACACTTGAAATGGCCGAAGAAGAAATTGCAAAAAGAATTGATGCAAATTTGCTTGATACAGATATGCACATTCTAGAGCAAATGCCATTGACTCAATATGAAAGCAAGATTGAAAACTTGAAGAAAACTTGTCGTGGGCGTTTGATTATCAAAGAATATCCCACAGCAGCGGCAAATGTTACTCACTTCAGAAATTTGATGGAAGAACTTAAAATTAAAAAGAAGTTCACACCAGATGTAATTTTTGTAGATTACCTAAACATTTGCTCATGCGCTAGATTTAAATTGGGCAATGGTATGAATAGCTACACTTATGTTAAAGGTATAGCCGAAGAACTGCGCGGAATGGCAAAGCAATTTAATATTCCCCTTTGGACTGCCACACAAGTTAACCGTGAGGGTGCAAAGAGCAGCGATATGGAAATGACCGATACATCAGAAAGCTTTGGTCTCCCACAGACTGCAGACTTTTTTGTTGCTCTAATTGAAAATGAAGAACTTGCTGAGGCAGGCCAACTTATGGTAAAGCAGCTAAAAAATCGCGGCAACGACACAACCAAGAACAGAAAGTTTTTGGTTGGAGTCAACAAATCTAAAATGAAGTTTTATGATGTTGATAATACAAATAGTAATTTGGTAAATGCAAATAACACCGAAGAAGAAGGTCTTGGATCTGGATTTGATGGTAAATCTTTTGATCCCCAATTTGGAAAGAAAAAAAATAAAATAGTAAACTGGACCTTTGAAGGTGCTAAGTAATGCTATATATTGACAAGAAATATGTTAATCTTGTTTCCGGATCACTTGAGAGGTTTAAGTGGAAAAAAGATTCAATAGCCACATGCAGATGTTTTAAATGTGGCGACTCAAAAAAGAATAAAGCCAAGACAAGGGGCTACTTTTTTGAGCATAAAGGAAGCTATGTTTATAAATGTCACAACTGCGGTTTTTCTTGTAATTTATATTCTGTTCTTGAAAGTATCAGCCCATCACTCTGCAAAGAGTATGCATTTGAAGTGTTTAAAGAAAAAAATCCAAAACCAGAAATCAAACCCCAACAAGAAAAAAGAACACCAATTTTCACTGATCTTGGTACCAGGCTTGACTTACTCAACGAAGATCATAAGGCAGTAAAGTATGTTCAATCTAGAAAAATACCTAAAGAAAAATATATCAACTTTTATTACAGCAATGATTTTAGTAAGATCATGCAATCTTTTGGGAAAGAAAGTGGACCTAAGCAAAGCAGACTCGTCATACCATTCTACGACGAGGTGGGCACGCTTATTGGCATCCAAGGAAGAATACTTGAAGGGCAAGTCGATACAAAAAATTGGAAAGAAAATGAAGCGATTCGCTACATTACTCTCAAAAAAGAAGGGCAAGAAAGACTTTGGTATGGGTTGGAAAAAGTAAACCCAAATGAAACCGTATATGTAACTGAAGGCCCTATAGATTCAATGTTTATACCAAATGCAGTTGCAATGCAGGGTGCCGGTTGGTTAGAATCGCTCCCCGATAAGATTAAAAAATCTAAAGTAATTTTTATATTTGACAATGAGCCTAGAAATTTTGAAATAGTTTCTTTACTTGGCAAGTATATTGAAGCTGGAAGAAATGTTGTTGTCTGGCCAGAAGAGATAAATAAAAAAGACATTAATGATATGGTTCTTGCTTATGGAGAATCAACAACTATTAAGCTTATAATAAATAATGTTTATTCTGGACTAAAAGCAAAAATGAAGTACACTTACTGGAAGAAGGTTTAAAATGGATGATAATGAAGATTTATCTGAAGAAGATATTATAAAAGCAAGCGAAGCATACCTTACATTTGTTCATAGATTTGGTGAATATATTAAAGAAATGGATCCCGATCTATGGTCTAGAGCTAGAGCATATGCAGCAGATTTTACCCAAATTCCAGGGGTTCGTGTGGAACTTGTAGATAATGATGAGGATGATAATGATGACACAAACACAGATAAGCGCGGAGCAGACTAAAGTTACAGTTTTAGACTATGGTCACGTTCAACTTATTGAATACATGGGTTCTGATCTCAGCGTTGTCAACGCTGCCAGAGTCTCGTTTAATAAAGAAAGTTTTTTTACGGAAGATGGTAATGTTCAAGAAAAAGATAAAAAATTAATTTTTTATCTTGCAAAACATAATCACTTTACTCCATTTTGCCACCCACAAATTAGTTTGAGAATTAAATGTCCAATATTTGTTCGGGCACAGTTGGGTAAACATCAAATTGGTTTGACAATGAATGAAGTAAGTCGTAGATATGTGACGTTTGATCCGGAGATATATGTTCCTTTTTGGAGATCGGCCCCAACTGATGGAGCAAAGCAGGGAAGCAGTGGTCCAATTGAAGATCTGGATCTCTGTATTAAGATGCGTCAAGAGTATGATGGCATTACAAAAGAATGTGTAGATCTTTATAATCGTTTGTTGGCAGATGGTGTTGCTCCAGAGCAAGCACGTTCAATTTTACCACAAGGAACTTATACAGAATTTGTATGGACTGGTTCTTTATATGCATTTGCTCGCGTTTACAAGCTGAGAATCGACAGTCACGCACAATGGGAAATTCAACAATATGCAAAAGCAATTGATAAAATAATTGCTCCACTTTTCCCAGTTTCGTGGCATACTTTAACAACTAAATAAAGACACCAACTAGGAGTCTCAAATATGGCAGAAATTTTATCCCCATTTCAATCGTTTATTTTTATCTCTCGCTATTCCCGTTGGCTTCCAGACTACAATCGTAGAGAAAGCTGGGAGGAATGTGTTGAGCGTTGGTGGAATTACTTTACAAACAAAGTTCCTCAACTCGCGGAACGCCCCGATGTAAAGGATGCGATCCTGAACCTTGAGGTTCTTCCATCTATGCGTAGTCTAATGACCGCTGGACCGGCATTGGATCACGATAATACTTGTTTGTACAATTGCTCTTATTTGCCAATTGATTCTCTAGAATCATTTGCTGAGTTGTTTGTTGTTCTCATGAATGGCACAGGTGTTGGTTATTCTGTCGAACGTCAGTACACAGATAAACTTCCAACAGTTGCAAACAAGATTGAGAAGCACTTCAACGTAACTTACGTTGTTGAAGATTCGAAGGAAGGTTGGGGCAACGCAGTTAAGTTCCTAATGGACCATTTGTATGCAGGCCGTCACATCAAATGGGATTTGAGCAAGATTCGTCCTGCCGGTGCAAGACTCAAGACTTTTGGTGGTCGTGCCAGTGGACCAGCTCCTCTTGACAATTTGTTTAAATTCCTTGTCAAGGTTTTCTACAATGCACAAGGACGCAAGTTAACTGCTCTTGAATGCCATGATATTTGCTGTGCCATTGCCAATGCTGTTATTGTTGGCGGTGTTCGTCGTTCTGCCATGATTTCTCTCAGTGATCTGTCTGATCGTGAGATGGCTCACTGCAAGAGTGGTGCATGGTGGGAGCAGGCTGGTTTCCGCTCATACGCAAATAACTCTGCTGTCTATCGTGGTCGCCCACCGATGGGTCAGTTCCTTGAGGAGTGGACATCACTGTACAACAGCCACAGCGGTGAGCGTGGAATGATCAACAGAAGAGCCTTGCAGGAGCAAGCAGCCAAATGGGGCCGTGATGAAAACTGTGAGTACGGAACAAACCCATGCTCGGAAATCATTCTAAAACCATTTGAGTTTTGCAATCTTTCAACTGTTGTAGTTCGTCCCGATGATACAGCAGCCACTTTAAAGAAGAAGATTGAGATTGCCACAATTATAGGAACTGTCCAATCTACCTTCACCAACTTCCCATATCTTCGTCCAGAGTGGAAAAAGAACTGTGAAGAAGAAAGACTCCTTGGTGTCAGCATGACTGGTATTTATGACAACAAACTTACCAGTGGTCTTGAAGGAAAGCCAAAGTTAATCCGTCTACTTGAAAGCCTACGCGATCAGGCAACTGCTACAAATCTTAAGTGGGCAGAGAAACTTGGAATCAATCCTAGCAAGTCTATCACTTGCGTTAAGCCAGAGGGAACAACTTCTTGCTTGGTAGATTCTGCATCTGGATTGCATCCAAGATACGCTGATTATTATTATCGTCGTATTCGCATTGACAAGAAGGATCCAATCTATAATCTTATGAAGGATCAAGGTGTACCCTGTGAAGACGATGTAATTAATCCAGGTAACACTGCTGTCTTCACCTTTGCTATGAAGGCCCCAAGAGGAACAGTTACAACCGAAGATCTTCGTGCTTTAGATCACTTGGATCTTTGGAAGACTTACCAAGAGCATTACTGCCACCACAAGCCATCTATCACTGTAAACTACCGTGATTCAGAATTCCTTGAGGTTGGTCAGTGGCTTTGGGAAAACTTTGATGTTGCAACCGGCATTTCATTCTTGCCCGGTGGTGATAGCCACACCTATGCTCAAGCCCCCTTTGAGCAGATTGATTCTGCCACCTATGCTGCACATCCAAAAGTTAAGG